CTCCTCGCGCTGAAGGAGGTCCAGGCCTACTGCGACGCCTTTCTGGAGCGGGCGCTGGCGCTGGTCGAGCCGATACGCCGGCCCACCAGCGACCAGTACGCCAGCAGCGAGGAGTACAACGGAGCGCTGCGCCGCTGGCGCCGTCGCCTGGTCAGCCACCACACGCGGGTGCCCGCCAAGCGGGTCGAGGCTCAGCTCCGCGCGGACACTGTGCAGGAGTTCTTCGAGGCGGAGTGCGTGCGCGACCGACACGGTCGGGTCATGTGGCACGCGCAGCCGCGAGCCGCGGTGAACCTCCGCCAGATGTGGAAGGAGACCAACACCGTCGAGTTCCGGCACTTCCCCGGCACTCTCCAGCCCAGCGAGGTGGTGACCTGCGCCCGGTGGTGCCGGGCGTTCCTGCTGGACGCGCTCAACACTCGGCGGGGACCGGAGGCCATCTTCCACGAGGGGTTCGCCCAGGCGAAGTTCCCGCAGTTCCCCCCCTACGTTCACTGGATGGAGGTGCGCTACCGCGCGACCGTCCTCGACGGCACGGTGCCCCGGGACGTGGTGCGGGGGAACCTGGAGCGCATACGGGAGGGGACGTTCCAGCCATGAGGATCCTGGTGCTCTGCCACGGCAACTACATGCGCAGCCCGGCCGCTGCCGCGGTGCTCCGCTCCCTGGGCTACGAGCACGTCACCAGCGCTGGCTTCCACCCACGCGCCAAGGTCGCCGCTGGCCGCATGCGCCGCGCAATGGCTGCGCGAGGCTACGACCTGGACAGCCACGTGCCGCAGCAGGTCACCCGCGAGATGCTGCTGAGGCACGACCTCATCCTGTACATGGACCGCGGCAACGAGAAGCGCCTGCGCGCCATGTGCGACGGGCACCTGCCCAGCACCGCCGTCTGCCTGGGCGCCTACGTCAGCCAGCCGCGCATCCCGGATCCCGCCTTCATCCCGAGCAGCGAGCAGGACCGCTTCGAGCAGGTGGTCGACCTGATCATCGCGGCGTGCCGAGGGCTACTGGCCACAGACCTGGAGAACAGAAACAAGTGATCATCAACATCCGAGGAACGTCGGGCACTGGGAAGAGCACGCTCGTGCGCGAGGTCATGAGGCGGTACGAGGACAAGAGCGTCGTCACACAGACCGGCCGCAAGCGCCCTGTGGGCTACCTGCTGCGCCGTCAGGCAGGCTACCCCGGCAGTCAGCCCGCAGGACTGTTCGTGGCTGGCCACTACGAGACTGCGTGCGGTGGCTGCGACACGCTGCCCAGCTACGAGGTGGTGGACAAGCTGGTCCGCGAGTACCATGGCCAGGGGCACCACGTCCTCTTCGAGGGTCTGCTCCTCTCCGGCGACGCCAAGTGGTGCGGCGCCATGCACCGCGATGGACTGCCGCTGCTGGTGGTGGCGCTGGACGTGCCCATCGCCATCTGCGTGGCCTCCATCGAGGAGCGGCGCAGGGCCCGGGGGGATGGACGCCCGCTGAACCCAAGCAACACCATCGCCAAGGTGAAGGCCACCCAGCTGTCCATGGGTCGCCTCCAGCGGGAGGGCGTCCAGGCCGAGTGGCACGGGCGGGAGTCCGCGCTGCGCCGGGTGCTCGAGGCCCTGGGGTGGGGGACGGCGTGATCACCCGCCAGGTCGAGGAGGGCATCGCGGAGTTCTTCCAGACCGCCGTGGAGCGGGAGAAGATCCGCCTCGCCCGGCTGGCTGGGCTGCCGGGACCCTGGACCGGGGACCGGGCCATGTCGACCTGGTTCTTCTGCAACGTCCGTCGCGAGGACGACCGCACCACGCAGTGGATCGCGGAGCACGTCCGGAAGCCACTGGTGGAGCGGGGCAGCGGCCCGGAGCTGATCACTGGCATGGCTGCCTGCCGCTGGATCAACCGCGTCGAGACGCTCGAGCGGCTGCGCTCCATGCTGGCGGAGGGCCGCTGGGACAGCGAGGAGGTCCGCACCCGGCTGCGCGATGTCAGCCCGCTGGTGGGTGGCGCCTACCTGGTGAAGACGCCGGACGGCATGAACAAGCTCGAGGGGGTCATCTGGTGCGTGGAGGCGCTGCGACAGCGCGCGCAGCTGATGTGGATGCACGGGTGGCGCTCGCTGGCAGCTGCCCACGCCGACCTGATGCAGTGCCCGTTCCTCGGCCAGTTCATGGCGTACGAGGTGGTGAGCGACCTGCGGTGGACTCCGCTGCTGTCCATGGCCACGGACATCAACAGCTGGGCCGCCGCCGGGCCCGGCTGCGCCCGCGGCCTGAGCTGGGTGTTCCACGGCAGGCCGGACCAGTACCGCTACACCAGCGAGCGCGACCAGCGGAAGATGACCCTGCTGATGCATCGGCTGCTGCAGGAGAGCAGGAGCGTGGTCCGGTGGCCCAGTGGCTGGGAGCGCTGGGAGATGCGCGAGGTGGAGCACTGGGCCTGTGAGTACGACAAGTGGTGCCGAGCTACCCACTTGTCGCAGCCGCTGAAGCGGCGCTACGCTGGAAGACGGTCCGCCTAGCAGCGGACGAGACGAGAAGCAAGGGGGGCTGATGCAGACGATCCTGGCACGCAACGTAAACCAGGCACTCACGATTGCACTGCGGGTTGCAAGAGACGAGAGCCTCATGAAGCGGCGCGACAGCCGCAACGGTCCCGTGGTGCAGTTCCACAGTCCGGTGGGCACGTCCTACTCCGACCCGGAGGAGCGGGTGCTGACCTGGGCGTGGCGCGACGCCAACCCGTTCTTCCACCTGCTGGAGAGCGTGTGGATGCTGGCGGGTCGAGCCGACGTGGCCTTCCCCGCTCGCTACGTGGAGCGCATGCGCACCTACAGCGACGACGGCGAGGTGCTCCACGGGGCCTACGGCCGGCGGTGGCGCGACTGGTTCCCCACCATCATGGGGGCCGGTCCGCTGGACCAGGTGCGCGAGGTCATCGCGGGTCTGCGGCAGGACCCCAACTGCCGCCGCCAGGTCATCCAGATGTGGGACCCGGAGACCGACCTGGGCTACCGGGGCGCTGACGCTCCCTGCAACCTGACCGCCACGGTTCAGGTGAGCCCCTCGGGTCACGTCGACATGACGGTGTTCTGCCGCTCCAACGACGTCATCTGGGGCGCCTACGGGGCCAACGCGGTCCACTTCTCCATGCTCCAGGAGTATGTGGCCGCGGGCGTCGGCAGGCCCGTCGGTGAGCTGACCCAGGTGAGCGTGAACTGGCACGCCTACCTGGCTGTGCTCGACAAGATGCCCAGTCGGCAGGAGCTGGCCATCCCACAGCTGCTGAGCAAGCCCTACTCGGGCTGCGCTGGCTGCCCCTACGTGACGGGCGCCGTGAAACCCTACCCGCTGTTCCCGGAGAGCGCGGACCTGGACCGATTCGACCGGAGCCTGCGCCAGCTGCTCGACGAGGGCCCGCACCGGAAGTTCGAGGACCCCTGGGTCCGGGACGTGGCCGCGCCCATGGCCCTCGCCCACGAGGCCTGGGTGAGCAACCGGGGTGAGGAGGGCCACCGCAGGGCCAGCGAGGAGATGCACGGGTGTGCCGCCACCGACTGGTACCGAGCCGGCACGGAGTGGCTGGACCGGCGCATGACTGCCTGGGAGCGCGCCCGGGACGACGGGCCGCACGCGGTCAACCCGGAGGTGAACTGATGCTCCGGGTCGGTGTGGACATGGACGGGATCATCGTGGACATCCAGCGCGAGTTCTGCCAGCGCTTCAACGAGATGGCCCCTCCCGAGGCACGCATCGGTCCCGCGGACCTGCGGCACTGGCACTTCGAGGACTGCGTGCCGCCCGGCTGGCGCGAGGCAGCCACCAAGATGGTGCGCAGCGAGCTGCTCGACATGGAGTTCTTCTGGACCGAGCTGCCCCTGCTGAGTGCACGGATCCCCGAGTACCTGCAGCAGTGGAACTCTGCATGCGAGCTGCACCTCGTGTCTGCACCCTGGGGCACGGTGTCCGCCTCGGCGAAGACCAAGTGGGTGCGGCGCCACCTGCCGTTCCTGCACGCGGACCAGCTGAACCTGGTACCGCGGAAGCACCTCGTGAAGCTCGACCTGCTGGTCGACGACAAGGCGTCCACGCTGCGCAGCTACCGCAAGCACTGGCCGGAGGCCCGCCTGGCCTCCGTGCGCTACCCGTACCACGACGACCCGAAGGACCCGGTGCCGCCCGGCACGCTCCTGGCGGACAGCTACCTGGAGCCGGACCGCGCGTGGGACCAGCTCCACGAGTGGGTGATGGAGATGATCTATGAGCAGTAGCAAGTGGGACGACAAGCACATCGCCTACCTCCGCGCCGTCGTAGAGCAGGACGTGGAGACGGTGCGCGCCAAGGAGGCCGTGTACCACGGCGCCTGGAAGCGGCACGGAGGTGCGGGCGTGTTCTACCAGGGCCTGGTCCGCAAGTGGGACCGCATCGTCGCCATGCTCGAGCAGCACCACATGGACGTGTTCGCGGCCTGTGAGGCAGACGGCGCGGAGGAGGGTTTCCTCGACCAGATCGACGACCTGCGCTGCTACCTGCTGCTGGTGAAGGCCGAGGTGATGGCCCGGCGGGCGCAGCGAGACGCCACCGAGCATGAGATCATGGGGGTAGCCGGCAGGCCACCCGGCGTGCCGATGCCGCTGCCGCCACCCCCGCCCACGCCGTGCCCGCACGGCTTCCAGTACGCGGCCGACTGCATGACCTGCACAAGGGACCACTGAGCCCATGGCCACCAAGCAGAAGGCCAAGGCGGCCAGCCGCCCGGGGCGCCCCCTGCAGATGCCGCTGCCGGGGCTGCTGCCCGATGCACCCTGGCGCCCAGCACCCATCAGCTCGCTGCCCAGCTCCTGGGCCGACGCCCCGCGGGTGAGCATAGACATCGAGACCTGCGACCCGCAGCTCAGCGACATGGGCCCCGGAGTGCGGCGCGGGGGCTTCATCTGCGGCGTCGCGTTCTGCGTGGAGGGTGAGCAGCCGCGCTACCTGCCCATCCGCCACGAGGGCGGCGACAACCTGGACGCCGACGGAGTCCTGGGCTACCTGGCCGAGCAGGCCAGGGTGTTTCGCGGGGAGCTGGTCGTCCACAGCGCCGACTACGAGCTGGACTACCTGGCAGAGGAGGGGGTGGACTTCCTGACGGGTCCCTGCCGCGTGGCGGACATCGCCACGCTCGACGCGCTCATCGACGAGCACCAGGACGCCTACAAGCTCGACGCCATCCTCGCGCGTCGAGACCTGCCTCTGAAGGACGAGTCGCTGCTGCGCGCCGCCGCCAGCCACTACGGGGTGGACCCGAAGGCGGGGCTGTGGCGGCTGCCCGCTCGCTACGTGGGCGCCTACGCCGAGCGCGACGCTGTCGGGCCGCTGGAGATCTACGCGCAGCAGCGGGAGGAGGTGCGCATCCAGGACTTGGACGCCGCTTGGCGACTGGAGCAGGACGTGGCCAAGGTGCTGGTCAAGATGACCCGCCGCGGCGTGCGCATCAACCAGACCAAGCTCCAGCAGATCTACGACTGGACGCTCACGGAGGAGCGTGACTGCTGGGCCCGCGTGAAGCACAAGACCGGCATCCAGGTTGCCGTCGGCGACGCCAAGAAGGCCACGGTGCTGGAGCAGGTGCTGCTGTCCATCGGGGTGAAGGTCCCGCGCACTGACCAGAACAAGCCCAACATCGACAAACACGTGCTCGGCGCCATCGACCACCCGGTGGCCGCCGCCATCCGGCGTGCTCGGGACGTCTCCAACCTGCGCACTACGTTCTGCGAGAGTCGCATGGCCTACATGGTCCGCGGCCGCATCCACCCGACATTCAACCCGATCCGGCGTGAGGACGAGGACGGCAACCTGAAGGGCACCCGCTCGTTCCGGCTCAGCGCCAACCACCCTGGCGTCCAGCAGGAGCCCGCCCGCGACGACGAGCTGGGGCCCATGTGGCGCAGCATCTATGTGCCGGAGCCGGGCGAGGTCTGGTGCTCGCTGGACTACAGCCAGCAGGAGCCGCGCCTCACCGTCCACTACGCCGACCTGCTGGAGCTGCCCAAGGCGGCCATAGCGGCCAAGCGCTACCGCGAGGACCCCAGCACCGACTTCCACCAGATGATGGCGGACCTCACCGGGCTGCCCCGCAAGTACGCCAAGAACATCTTCCTCGGCCTGGTGTACGGCATGGGCGGGGCCAAGCTGTGCCGGAGCCTGGGCCTGCCCACGCAGCGCGTCCAGCGCAAGGGTCGGTGGGTGGTGGTGGCCGGTCCCGAGGGACAGGAGATCCTGAACCAGTTCGACGCGGAGGTCCCGTGGGCCCGCGAGCTGAGCCGGCGCTGCTCCCGTCGCGCGGAGAAGGCAGGGCAGATCCGGCTGCTGCTGGGACACGTGTGCCACTTCCCGCGCGACGACGCGGGGAACTTCGACTGGACACACAAGGCGCTCAACCGCCTCATCCAGGGCAGCTCCGCCGAGCAGACCAAGAGGGCGATGGTGGAGGCCGACCGTGCCGGCTACCCGCTGCAGCTGCAGGTCCACGACGAGCTGGACCTCAGCCTGTCATCACCAGACCAGGCGCACGGCCTGGCCGACATCATGAGGAACTGCGTGCCGCTGCGCGTCCCCAGCAAGGTCGACATCGAGGTCGGCCCGAGCTGGGGTGAGGCGCAGAAGCTGGCAGCCTGAAGGGGGACCTGTGAACCTACTGATACTGGACACCGAGACGACCGGGATCGACCCGCAGAAGTACGACGTGGTGGAGGTGGCTGCCGCCGTCTACCACGTCCCCACGCGCTGCGTGATCTGGCAGGGCGGCGGGCTCACGCCCGTGCCGGCCGAGCACGCCTGGGACCCAGATGCCAGGCGGGTCAACGGGATCAAGGACGAGAGCCTCAGCGCAGCTGCGCGGTTCCTGCTCAACGAGCAGCCAGACCCCTGGGCCCAGGTGTACCAGGCAGCCCTGAGCGCGGAGGTCAGCGCGATCGTCGCTCACAACGCGGAGTTCGACCGCGGTCACGCGGCCAAGGTGGTCCCCGAGATGCTGGAGTGGCCGTGGGTCTGCTCCAAGGACGACATCTCCTACCCGGAGGAGAAGAGTGGCCGGCGGCTGGACTACCTGTGCGCGGACCACGGCATCATCTCCATCGGACCGTTTCGACACCGGGCTCTGTGGGACGTGATGCTCATCGCGGCGCTGTTCGACCGGGTGCCCGACCTGGAGCACCAGGTGCTGCGAGCGATGGTGCCCCGCGCCCTGTTCCGCGCCCTGGTGAGCTACGAGGACCGCGAGCAGGCCAAGGCAGCCGGCTTCAGCTGGGACGGCACCCGGCGCATCTGGGTGAGGAGGCTGCCCCAGGACACCCCCACCGAGCCCACGCCAGACCGGCCGTTCCGCCTGGTCCGTGTCGAGGGGGTAGGCGAGCAGGTAGGCCAACAGGTAGGCCAAGCCGTGCCGAAGGGGGTGGCGTGATGGAAGCCAAGTGGGTAGGCCGCATGATGGAGCTGGCTGCCCTGGTGGCCAGCTGGTCCAAGGACCCCTCCACCCGGGTGGGAGCGGTCATCGTGGACCCGTTCAACCGGGTCGTGGGCACGGGCTACAACGGCCTGCCTCGCGGCGTGGAGGACACCGTGGAGCGACTCAGCAACCGCTCCCTGAAGTACGCCATGATCGTCCACTCCGAGGTCAACGCGGTGCTGAACTCACTGCACGAGCCGCGCGGCTGCGCGCTGTTCGTCACCAAGTTCCCCTGCAACGAGTGCTGCAAGGTCATCATCCAGGCCGGCATCCGCACGGTGTACGCACCACCGGAGACCGACGAGCGCTGGCTGGAGGCCTCGCGCATCTCCATGATGATGCTGGCCGAGGCGGGGGTCCAGGTCCACCACCCGTGAGGGTCTCGCGCCCCAAGAACGGGGAGATGCCACCACCCCCGCGCATGCGCACTCGGGCGTGGCGCTACCCCTTCCCCGACCTGGAGGTCGGGCAGCACTTCGACGTCGTGATCGAGGGCGGCGAGGACCTACAGAAGACATACAGCCGAGTGCACAGCTCCGCGATGGGCTTCCGCAGACGCCACGGCATGGAGAAGCGGTATCGCATCACCTGCTGGGACGACCGCACCGTGCGCGCGTGGCGCCTGGAGGACCATGGAGACGAGGAGGCCGCTGCCATGATCTGGAAGAACCGACCGTGAGAGAGACAACGCTGCGTGCCACGGTGTGCGCGATGCTGCGCTCCATACATCAGGACCCAGACGCCTGTGAGAACGGCGCGTCGCCTGGCTGCCCCGATGTCAACTACCTGCACGGGTGGATCGAGCTGAAGGTGCTGCCCGGGTGGCCCATGCGCGACGCCACCCCGGTGCGGGTGTCGACATTCACACCACAGCAGCGCCTGTGGCTGCGCCGCCGCAGGGCTGTGGGGGGCCGCGCCCACCTGCTGCTCGTGGTGGGCAGCGAGTGGCTGCTGTTCGACGGCGCCGTGGCCGCCCGCGAGCTGGGGCAGGCGACCAAGGCGGAGCTACTGCGACTTGCCCAGTACCACTGGCTGCGCAAACCTACGCCCGGGGACCTCCTCCTTGGGCTCTTGGAGGGCCGATAATGAGCGTGCGAACTGCAGACCTGACGCCGGGGGAGCGACTGCTCCTCCACCGTAGACGGCACCACTGGACGATCCGCAAGGCGGCTCGGCACTGGCGGGTGCCTGTGAGCCGCTACGTGCGCTGGGAGCACGACGAGGTGTACTCCAGCGACCAGCCCAGCCCCGAGCTGGGCCGACTCGACCTGCACGAGCAGGCCTTCGTCTGCCGCCGCCGAGCTGGCGTCACCCGCGCCGAGCTGGCGGACCAGTTGGGCCTGTCCATGCGCTGGGTGACCATGATGGAGCGGGGGCGCGTCGACGCCACCAAGCTCGCCACCCACTGGGACCTGCGGTAACAATGACCCAGGTAGCCTTCAACCTCGGCGCGGCGCTGAGGTTCCTTGCGCAGTGGTCCCCGGAGGGGCCGTGGGTGCTCACCTGCATCGAGCCTGACAAGAAGGGCATCGAGACCCGCTCATTCGCGCCCGGAGACGAGGAGGCGCTGCGCGCGTGGCTGGGCAGGTGGGCAGCCACCCGCAACATCTACTTCCACGTGAACCCGGTGATGCGCCGGCTGGACAAGAAGGCGGAGCGCGCTGACATCCGCGCGCTGGCCTGGCTGCACGTAGACATCGACCCGCGTGTCGGAGAGAAGATCGAGGTGGAGCGGGAGCGAGCCCTGCACCTGCTGCGCAACCCACCAGGGGACGTGCCACCCCCCACCGTCATCGTGGACAGCGGCGGCGGATACCAGGGCTTCTGGAAGCTGGCTGACCCCTACGCCATAGACGGGGAGGAGGCCCGCTACGAGGAGGCCAAGCGCTGGAACCTGCAGCTGGAGGTGCTGTTCGGCGCGGACAACTGTCACAACGTCGACCGCATCATGCGGCTCCCGGGCACCATCAACTGGCCCGACGCCAAGAAGAAGCGCAAGGGCCGAGTGGCGGCGGTGGCACGCCTGATCGAGTTCCACGAGGACCGCACCTACCCGCTGGACCAGTTCAAGCCAGCCCCCCTAGTGCAGGGCCCAGCGGAGGCCGGCTTTGGCGGAGGCAAGGTCCAGATCAGCGGCAACGTGCCGCGCCTGGCAGATGTCCACGAGCTGGACGAGCGCGCTCCGCGTCCGGTTCCCGACTGGGTGAAGGTCCTCATCGTCCAGGGCAAACTGCCCGACCAGCCCAGTAAGTACCCCAGTCGCTCTCACGCCGTGTTCGCGGTGTGCTGCGAGCTGGTCCGCGCTGGCGTGGACGACGAGACCATCTTCACGGTCATCACGGACCCGGACTTCGGCATCAGCGCCCACGTGCTGGACCAGAAGGGCGACAAGCGCAAGTACGCCATGCGCCAGATCGAGCGCGCCCGTGAGGAGGCGGTGGACCCCTGGCTGCGCGTGCTGAACGAGAAGCACGCTGTGATCTCCAACATCGGAGGGAAGTGCCGGGTGGTGGAGGAGGTGCTGGACCAGGCGCTGAATCGCTCGCGCCTGACCAAGCAGTCGTTCGACGACTTCCGCAACCGCTACATGAACCGGCTGGTGAAGGTCGGTGTTGACAAGAACGAGAACCCGGTCATGAAGAAGGTCGGAGACTGGTGGCTGGGCCACGAGCAGCGCCGCCAGTACGACTCCATCGTGTTCGCACCGCAGCGCGAGGTGGAGGGCGCGTACAACCTGTGGAAGGGGTTCGCCTGCGAGGCGCGGCCCGGAGACTGCTCGCTGCTCCTGGCGCACATCCGCGAGAACGTCTGCCGCCACAACGAGGAGTGGTACACCTACCTGATGGGATGGTTCGCGCGCTGCGTGCAGCGGCCCGACGAGCCAGGACAGGTGGCGGTGGTGCTGCGCGGAGGCAAGGGCACCGGCAAGTCGTTTCTGGCCAAGGCGTTCGGCAGCCTGTGGGGCCGCCACTTTCTCCAGGTCAGCAACCCAAAGCACCTGGTGGGCAACTTCAACTACCACCTGCGCGACTGCGTGGTGCTGTTCGGCGACGAGGCGTTCTATGCCGGCGACAAGAGCCACGAGTCCATCCTGAAGACCCTCATCACCGAGGAGCTGATCGCCATCGAGGCCAAGGGGGTGGACGTGGAGGCGCACCCAAACTACACCCACCTCATCCTGGCCTCCAACGCGCGCTGGGTGGTGCCGGCCAAGGAGAAGGAGCGGCGCTTCCTGGTGCTCGACGTGGGCAGCGAGCACGTCCAGGACCACGGCTACTTCCGAGCCATCCAGGCCCAGCTCGACAGCGGTGGACGAGAGGCACTGCTGCACATGCTGCTCAGCTGGGACATCTCGAACTTCAACGTGCGCGCGGTGCCGCAGACCGACGCACTCCAGGAGCAGAAGATCCACAGCCTCGACTCCGAGGAGGAGTGGTGGTACAACAAGCTCCAGCACGGACAGGTGCTCGACGGCATCGACTGGGACAGCGCCGTGCGCAAGGAGCAGCTGCTGGACGACTACCTCATCTACAGCCAGCGCGTGGGGGTTGGGCGCCGGTCCAACGCCACCTCCCTGGGCAAGTTCCTAGCCCGAGCCTGCCCAGTGCCGCCGCGCAGTTTCCAGAAGGCGGTGACCGAGGAGACCTACAACGGCACCAAGACGACGCGCCCCTACTTCATGTCGTTTCCTCCGCTGGCCGACTGTCGCACCCACTGGGACGCCAACTTCGGCGGACCGTACCCCTGGCCCAGGGTCGATCCCGACGGGCAAAGCCCACAGGAGTCGCTGGTCGCGGCGGGAGGCTCGCCGTTCTGAGCCCAGTGCGCAGCAAGCCGGGACGACGTCCCGCACAGCTGGTGGTGCTGCCCGACGAGCGGCCCCCGGTGCCCAGGCCGCGCACCCGCGAGGACTGCCTGGACATGGAGCGGCCCTGCCCCTGGGTCGGGTGCCGCCACCACCTGGCCCTGGAGGTCAAGAAGAAGGACGGCGTCGTGCAGGTGCGGCCCATGCCCCAGGTGGGCAGGCAGGGCAGCACCCGGCGCCGCGTGCGCGGTGCGCTGGACCGGCGCACCACCTACTACATGAAGCGCCTGCTGGACCGGCACACGCTGGACTCCGAGGTCCTGACGACCATCGACGACGGTCGCCCCACGTGCTCGCTGGACGTGGCCGACGCCGGAGGGGCCACCCTGGAGGACGTGGACTTGTTCCTCGGCATCACGCGCGAGCGCGTCCGCCAGCTGGAGGCGAAGCTGGCCGAGCGGCTGCGCGGACTCCCGGACTTCATGGAGCTGCTGCGCGACGCCCGCGCCGGTCTGCTCACCGCCGACGTGAGCTGGGCCGCGCTGCGCGCGCCGCCCGCACCGCCGCAGGTGCCGGTCATCCCCATGCCGCCGCCTCGCCAGCCGAGGCCCATCGTTGTCCGACCGAGACCACCACAAGAAAAGGAGCAGCCCGTGCCAAGACACGACCACGAGGGACCCAGCGAAGAGCGGGAGGAACGAGCACCAGCGGAGAGGCCCAGGGTGAGGCGCAAGGCGCGCCGCATCCAGCCTCCGAAGGCGCGCGTGGTGCCCACCGCGGCCGAGACGCTGGAGGACCTGCAGCGCGAGTTCAACGCGGACCTCACCGAGCTGGTCGACCGCTACCGGCGCCGCGTGCTCGAGGTCAGCCTCAGCGAGGTCCGCGCCCGGCTGGACGCCGCGACGGAGGGCCTGTGATGCGCCGCTACGTGGTTGGCTACCTGCTGAGCCACGACCTGCGCCGCGTGCTGCTGATCTGGAAGAGCAGGCCCGCGGTCCAGGCCGGCAAGCTCAACGGCATCGGTGGCAAGATGGAGCCGGAGGACAGTGACGACTACGAGGCGACCATGCGCCGGGAGTTCCGCGAGGAGACCGGCATGGACGTCACTGGCTGGAAGCAGTTCGGCATGATGGAGGGCGTGGGTGCGGAGCCCTGGTACTGCGCCCTGTTCTGGGCCATCGGCGATCCGTTCAAGTTCCGACAGACCACCGAGGAGCAGCCGGTGGTCTGCGACGTGCGCGAGGTCCTGTTAGGCGAGCTGCGCACGCTGACCAACGTGCCGGCTGACCTGGCCCTGGCGCTCCAGTCCATCGCTGACCCGAAGCGCTACATCATGGCGACGATGCAGTGCGCCGTGGACCAGGGGCGGTAGGTTGCTACAGGGCCGGCAGGTCGTCGCGGAACCACTGGGGCTTGAACTCCCCAGTGCCCGGCTCGTGGTCGCGGTAGCGCATCTGCGCGAGCAGCGGGGCCGGGTCGATCTGGTGGTCCGACCGCGTGGAGCCGGTGAAGATCTCGAAGTGCAGGTGGGTGGTGTCCGTGGCGGTGTGACCCGCGATGGCGATGGGCTGCCCGCCCTCCACCCGGTCACCGGGCCTCACCAGCAGGCGGGCGCAGTGCAAGTAGAAGGAGCCCAGGGTGCCGTAGCCGCTGACGTGCCCGTGGTCGATGGTGACGCTCAGGACGCGCTCGCCGTTCAGCGCGATGCCCCAGCGAGCGCCCACCACGGTGCCCCGCCCGATGGCCAGCACCGGCACCTCCTGGTCGGAGGGCAGGAACCAGTCGGCCAGGTAGTCGGGCTTCTTCACGGCGCCGCGCTGTGCCCGCGGGAACATGATGTCGACGCCCGCGTGGCGACGCCTGCCGTCGTCCCGACGGGCACCGAACTTGTTGGACACCTTCGGGCGCAGCCCCCTGCGCGCGCACAGCGGCCAGTACCAGGCGCTCAGCACCGCTGCCGGGTCCGGCGCAGCGGGCTGCTGCGCCAGGATGTACTTCTCCAGGGCTGGTATGGTCTGGAGGTCGCCCGCCTTGCCGTCGTCGGTGAGCCCGTGGGTGGACTGGAAGTGCTCCACGAGCCAGGCGACGTGCTCGGGCGTGAGCTTGCCTGCCGCCACCTGGGCCTGGTTGAACTCGATCGCGTCCTTGACTCGCATCACTCACCCCCCATCAGGTGCGCCAGCGCGCGGTGGATGCGCGCCCACCAGGGCACCGGCACCCACGCTCGTGGGATCACAGCTTGCTCCCCGCCCAGACACCCGCGGCTCCGGCCAGCGCCACGCCGGCCCCGACCAGCCCCCACCGCAGCGCCGACCAGCCGGCCGACTTGCGGGCGCTGCGTCGCTCGCACGCGCGCAGCCGGTCGCCTGCCAGCTGCAGCGACAGGTGGTCGCCCAGGGCTCGGTTCAGCGCGTCGCGATCCAGCAGGTAGTGACCAGCGTCCAGCACGACTGTGCGGTCGCTGTCGCCCTCCGGAATGCGGATGGTGGTCCCGGCCGGCAGGTAGTCGACGCCCGTGTCTGCCTCGTCCTCCGCGGCCGGCTCATCGTCCACCACCTCCTGGGCACGCGCATACCCAGACCACAGTACCAGCGCTGCCAGTGCTGCGAGCAGGCGAATCACGGCTGCCTCTTCTTCCGACCGAACGCCTCGCGCGCCTCGCGCAGGGCCTCCCTGTCGTCCAGCTCGATCACCTTGGCGTCCGCCCTGTGGCGGTCAGCGTCCAGCTGGTCGTCGGCGCTCTTGTTGGCTGCGTCGTCCGTCTGCCGCTGGGACCAGGCCTTCAGCCCGATGCCCAGCAGCAGGATGGCGAGCCCGCCTACCACGCCGACGACCACCCAGGCGCCAGGGGTCACGGGTTGGGCACCTCGCCCGCGGCGACCTTCTTGGTCGGCTGGAGCAGCGGCTTCAGGAACGCGAGCCACTGCTTCCCGTCCTTGGGCCACAGGATGCGCGTGGTCAGGGCGTGGATGCCGGCTGCGCCCACCGCGGTCCACACGCTCCCCAGCAGGAACCACGCGCTGAAGACGGAGGCCTCAGCCAGCAGCGCGGTGGCCACCCCACCCAGAGCGGACATGGCCAGGAGCAGCAGCGCCCCACCACGGTCGCCACGGAAGAACGGCACCCGATCGCGGAAGCGAGCAGCCACGGCCATCAGCAGGAAGATGACGCCGCTGGTGGCCTGTCGCCAGTCGTGCGCGCGCAGGTCGCTCACGACGTCCCTGAGCAGGTCGACCTCCGACTTCTCCGCGGGCACCTCGTCGGGCATCGGGCCGGGAGCGGCGAGGGCGACGGCGGAGGCAGCCAGCAGCAGCCCGAGCATCAGAGCGATCACGAACTTGGTCACGGGTCTCTCCTCTCGTTCGAGAACTTGTGCTTGTTCCAGTGCAGCGCCCACAGGTGCAGCGCCGCGACGGAGCCGCACACCATGAGCACGCTGCCCACCACCACTCGGTTGTCGGCGGGTCGGTCGACCACCACCAGCGCGCTGGTGACGGTGGTGAGCAGTGCGAAGGCCACGTTGCAGAGGATGGCGAGGCTCAGGAAGTTGCCTCGCGTCCTCCACGCGCGCCAGAAGTGCCAGCCCACCGGGAGCCACAGCATCCCGACCAGCACCGCCAGCGCCACGATGGCGGCCTCGCCCAGCAGGGCTACCTCCGCGCCATCGCCTGGCGCAGTCGCGCCGACGAGCGCTGCGGGTCTCGCTCGGCGACCAGCTCCACGCAGGCCTTGGTCCGCATCTGCAGGAGCTTCGCTCGACGGCTGGCCCGGAACATCTGGACCCACGAGCCGACGACGACGGCCCCGCAGACCAGGGCGAGCAGGATCACGAGTGCTGTGGTCATCCAGACTTCTCCTTGCTGGGCGAGGGCTCCTCGCGCATGCCCATCGCCACCTCGAGCAGGACCACCAGGCGCTCGTTGCTCTCCGTCAGGCGCCCGATGAACTTCCAGTGCAGGGCCATGAAGAACGCGGCCACGACGACGGCGAAGCCGTAGCGGTCGAGCAGCGTCATCCAGTCCACGGTACCAGCCTATCGCAGCGGGATGCCTGGGGAAACTCCAGAAAAGGACCCTGCGATTCCGGGCACCTGCAAGAAAGACGGCGCCGAGTAGTTGCCTTTCGTCGCGGCCGCAGGCATGCTCCTTGTTGCGGGCACAGCGCCCGTCAAGAAAAGGAGAACCAGATGGCAAAGCTGAGCGCGCACGGCACCGAGATGCACCGGGTCACCTGGGCCTATCAGGTTGGCGAGGACCGGCCCGACCCCACCCCC